AAGACGCTGGTGGGGGCAGAGAAGGACAGGACGGCACTGGACATGATGGTAGGTGCGTTACCGTCACCGAAGGGTCCGACGTTCATTGGCAAGGCTATATTCGGATCAGGAAGCGCACAGAGTACGCCTAGTACGAGCAGCGATTCAGACGATGGAGAGCCAACAGAGATGTTTGGCGCAGAGGATGATTTGGATAGGCTGTTTCCTCCTGCAAACGCAATGCAAGAAAAACTGATTGGAATTAGGCAGAAACTGCTAACGGCAGATAATGGCGAATAATATACGAAACATGTGCTATACTAGGGCTGTCGAGTGTAGAAGCACCCGGCTCACGCCTAATCGTCAAGGAGGACGACCATGACAGCCCCTAAAGAAAGTTTAGCACCATTAACGCAGGAACAAGAAAACATATTTTGGTCGAAGGTAGACAAGAATGGACCTGTTGTTCGCGAGGGGTTGACGCCGTGCTGGGTATGGAAAGAGGGAAAAGCAAATACCGGATATGGTCAATTCACGATAAACCATGTAACGTATTTGGCGCATAGAATGGCTGTTTTTATTGCAAGAGGAACAGATGTGCATGATGGAGAGGCGTGTCATGCTTGCGACAATCGACCGTGTGTGAATCCTGACCATATAGTAATTGCAGATCGAACGTACAATATGAGAGATGCGCTCAGTAGAGGTAGAGCTAGGCATATGGTTATGCGAGGAGTGGAACACCCTAGAGCTAGATTGACAGACGAAATTGTAGCGTCGATTCGAGAAGACGTTAAAAACGGAATCAAAATGAGATTATTGGCTGAAAAATGGAAGGTTTCTAAATGCACAATTAAGGACATAGTGCATTATCGAACTTGGAAAAATCCCTCATCTGTGAGTGTGGAAGTATGTATTCCCAAAAAATAATAAATGCTCGATGTGACGAATTTACCAGACAAAATGGGTGGGAGCCTATTAGGCACTCGTATGAGCAGGTGAAAGAGTTCTCAGCGTACATAGAGACATTAGTAAAAAAAGAGAGCAATTCAAAAAACACATATCTTACTATTTCCAAGCCTATAACAGCAAGGAGGGGAAATGAAATTAAGCATTGGATTGAAAATGAGCAGGTATTGTGTGCATTAGACAGCAGTTACTGGGAACAGAATTATGCTTTTGTATGTGACGAGAAAGGACAAATTTATAAGTTTAGTCCAAGATTGTCACAGAGGATTTATGATTCCGTTATTTCAGACTTCGACGAAAAGCAAGTATCTATAGAGTTGCTAATTTTGAAAGGAAGACAATTAGGAATAACTACTCAAACAGCATTAAAGTTCATCCATCGTATCATGTTTGTACCCCACACTCAGGCGATTATGGCATCCGTCAAGGCAAGCGCATCGGAACTGATTGAACGCATCCTTGACACAGCGTACAACCGCTGCCCGTGGTGGCTAGTTCCTAGAAAACTTCCTAAGAGAGCGTTTGATAACGGATCAATCCTTTCTATTCAGTCTGGTATGCAGGCTACAGGTCTAGCGCAAGGTTGGACCCCGACAAGCGTGCATCTGTCTGAACTTGCAGATGTTCCAGACCCTAAGAGGACTATCGAAGAGGGCCTATTTAGAGCTACACACTCATCAAAAAATCTGTTCATGGTTTTGGAAGGAACTGGCGGCGGAAATACCGGCTGGCTTGCCGAGACGTGGCGTGCGTCAAAGGCTGATTGGCCGAGAGGGCGATCTAGGCTCTGCCCTGTGTTTATTCCGTGGCCAATGTGCCCAGAGATTTATCCAGAGACGGATTGGATTCGTAAATTCCCCGTAGAGGGGGGTTGGAAGCCTGCTGAAATGACGCGGAAGCACATTATGCGTTGTGAATCATATATTCGCAATACACCATACCTTGCTAAAGTTGCTGGAAAAGATTGGAGTATGCCAATCGAACAACAGTGGTTTTGGGAATTCAATTATCAATCCGCTTGCAAAAACCATACACAGAAGACGTGGGCTGCTCAAATGCCCGCCGATGACTTTGAGAGTTTGACGGGACTAAATGATGCGGTATTTGATATAGAAACTACAAATATGATCGACAATGACATATACACAGTCATTGGGTCAAACGATATAGGAGAGGATACAAAAGTACGCAAAGCTCCACTTCTAGCCTACGGAATCACAGGTCATTCGATACAAGAGAAGTTTAATCCTGACCCGTCTACAATTGATTGGGATAGGGAAGCGATACGAATTACGTGGGTATCGAATAGAGATGAGCGGTACGACTGGGAAATGATTCCTCTCCTACCCGTCAATGAGGATGTAGAAGCGGAGACGATGGATAAGCTCCTAGTGTATGAGGAGCCTAAGGAGGGGGAAGAATACTCGTGCGGAATCGATACAGCGCACGGTCTAGGAAAAGAAGACGAAGATAGGACTTGCATATCATTAACCAAGAAAGGAATAAATGCTGGTTACGACGAGCAGGTAGCAGAGTATACCAGTAATAAGTTAAGCCCCGCACAGACGGTTCCTTTTGCTGCATGTATAGCAGCATGGTACGGAAAGAAGAATAAAGACCCTAGAGGGGTCAAGTTTGCGATTGAGCAGACAATGGGTCCGGGAGATATTTGCCAGAACCAATTGAAGATTATGGGATTCAACCACCATATAAAGAGTTTTCGTTTGTACGCAAAGAAGATTAAGGATGAGCAGAAGAATCGTGAAGGTTTCTACTCTAATAGTGTAACTGTTCCTATTCTGATGGACTTTTACACGGAAGCGGTTGATGGAGGATGGTACAAGCCGAAATCCAAGTGGCACATTGAAGAACTGAAGACTCTTGAGCGTCATGTTAAAGATGGTGGTAAGGACCGAATGGAACACCGTCAAGGGCAGCATGATGACAGGGTTAGGGCTGCTGCAATGAGTTATGTGGCGTTCCATACGTATGACGATCTTGCAGCGAGGTCACAAAGGAGATACGACGCTCCGCAAGGAAAAAAATCGTTGACAAAGGGTATTTGCATGGCAAACAGTGTTAGTATTGGAGAGGGTTGGGAAGAATAAAGGAGGAAAGATATGAGCGAGAAGAAATACGCAGTACCGGATGGAATGCTAGAAGCGGCTTGGCTGGCAATAGACAGGTCTGATTTTGAAAAGACAATAGGCAAAAAAGGTAAACTGAAAATAGCCCTTGAAGCGGCTATTCGTTGGCAGTCCAGCAGAAGCCCCAACATTTCTGCTGAACTTCTTGACCTATTGGCTTGTGACGCACACGTAAGCAAGGTCGCCGCATACGACATTGTTGATATTGCGTTGCGCCGCATTTATCTCGCGCCTGAACCAGAAGTTCCAGAGGATATAAAAGGAATGCAATATATCAATCTTGCTTCGATTGAGAATCAGGCACAGCTTGACCGTTTGGTGACTGAATTGAATGTGGTTGCGTTTAATCGTGGCGTTGAAGCGGAAAGAGATATAATTATCAACAAAAATGATAAAGAGAAAAAAATGGAATATTTATTAAGATTTAACATGGCCAAAGAACTGGAGAACCTGCTTAGTAGAGGAGAAGAAAGAAGCCCGTACACTGACAAACTAATATCCGAATCGTTTTTATGCGGTAGGGAATCTGTAGTCTCCATTTTTGAAGAGCAGGAGAAGAGCGGGGAATTTACCAAGGAAGAAATTATCGACGGTATAAAATCAATATGTGAAAGTAGACACGGTAGAGGAGAGAAGAAATGATTGGATTAACGTCTAAATTTCATCGGTTTATAGCGGAAGCAGGACTAGCTGTATCCTCTATTATTGCTCCAACGTCTATGCACGCTGAGCCAGTCCAACCTGAAAAGAGGAGAAAGGCTCCATCCAATCGAGACGGCGTTAGGTCGTCAGATTTCATGGAAGATTCCAAGTGGGAAGGAATCAAATGGTTTGATAGCCGATTGGCAGTGTATACCGTGCTGGACGAGATGGTGAACTTTCAAGCCCCCGACAAGGAAGGTCACTTTTGGAAGTCCGTTACCTACAAGATAGAAGTGGACGGAGAAGTTTCGTATTGCGTTCTGAGTGGAATAAGGAATGACGGCAAGAGTATTTCAGTCAAGGCGAAGATCGAAAAAGAGGGCAGCATTGATGAGTTGTTTTATGGACTGTGCAAGGATTTGAATGGTGGAAATTGGAAGAAACCAATATCGAGAATCGTAGGGGTAGATGGTTTTAGGGGGTAAGACGATGGATAGAATAGAAATTCTCAAGCAAGAACTAGCTGCAATCAAGCAGCAATGCAAGGCAGACGCTCTAGCGATCAAGAAGTCGAAACAGTGGGTAAGCATTAAGAACGCTCTTCCTGACGCGAACACAAAACGCGCAATTGTGTGGTCGAATAGGAAGATGTATCCATGTTGGTTCTCAGATGGCAAGTGGTACGCCTTCAATGGAACGTGGATGCTGACTAAGGATGACGTTATGGATGTTGTCAGCCATTGGATGCCTACCGACTGGATGAACGCTCTTTATTGGCCTCAGTGCGGACCAGGAATCGTTAACCGTTTGCGTTATCTGTGGCAGAGGGTGACGGATAAGGCGTCGGACATGACGGTTGACCTACGACCGAAGAGACGGGGAAATGCTCAACTGGGTAGGAAACCAGTGTTTTACACTAACAGTTTAGGTGAAATCACGTCTGGAATGCCAGAGAATGTCCCTGTTCCGCGAGGATATGAGAAGGTGGTTTGCAATAGTGTCCAAGAGGCAGAGCATTGGAGTGAGCGTCAGAGGCAGTGGGAGAGGGTGAAGCACGGTAAGATTCAAGAAGACAGGCAGAGGATTGAAGAGCCAATTCATCAAGAAATTAGAAGTGAAATGCACAATAGGATGAGTAATGCTAGGAATAGCGTAAATAGGGAATTCATGCGACGGGCGATTGAAACTAGCGATGCAAAGCATAGTCCGTGGAAGTACGATAGGGAATCGTATCTACATAGTGAGGCGTTTGAAGATAAGCGTTAAGGAGGAAAGCGATGAGCGACAAGAAGTACGTAGTACCAGATGGGATGTTTAAGTCGGCAACGGATTCATGGGGTTTGGAATCTGATGCTATGCGGAAATGTACGAAGATAATCCTCGAAGCGGCTCTTCGCTGGCAGTCAGAGAACCCGATTGTGCCGACAGATCGACAATGGTATGAATGCGTCAATGAATCTCAAAAATTAGGGTATCCATCCAATGAACTGTATGCTCATGCGGCAGCAGAGTGGCAGCGCCGGATGTATCTTGCTCCTGAACCGGAAGTACCAACCTACGAGGAACTTATTTCCAAGTGGGAGGAGGAAAATAGAAGTGGCGTACCTAATCGCGTGGTGATGAAAGAATCGCAGGAGGCATCGTTTGATCCTCCATTGGAGAGAGCGAAGAAGACAGAAGCAAATCGTTCGTGTTCAGCTTGCGAACAAGGACAAAGTTCCGAACGGGGAGAAGGGACGCATCTAGAGGGAACGGTTCAGCATCCGGTTGATCCTAAAGTACCAGAGAAAATCAAGGACTTGCTCTCAAAGTTTGATGCTGGCGGAAAATATGACCGGCGTGGAATTGTTACAGAGCTTGAGGAAATCAGAGACGAACACAATGCTGATATTCTCGAAGCCTACCGGCGCGGCAAGAAGGATGGGAAAAAATGACAAACTTTAAGGTGAATTTAGCGACTCCAGAGCAGCGTGAAGCAATTAAACGCATGGAAGACAATATGCCTCCAAAGTGGATATTCGAAAAAGTAGCAAAGGAAATACCTCAACAGGTTCCTGATGGAACGGACAAAACCGGATGGAAGTTTGGATCGGCAAGGGTAATTGGTAGAATAGGTGGATTTTCTCCAGATGAGTTTGAGCAAGGTCATAATTTCGATTATGTAAACGATAAACGTCCATCTCTATCGGATGCTGATTTGTCCGATATTAAATACTGTGCGTTCTGGAGGCAATCTGCGCATACTAAAAGATATGATGAATACAAGAAGGATTGTGATCGTAATATAGAACAGGTAGAATTATCACAACCTTCTGAATGGACGGAATATCCTGTAGCGTTCGCTGCTACTATTCCGCTAGGATTCTGTGGAAAAGTAACTCCCGGTCAGGACGTAAATATAGAAAGATGGATACCCATTGGGACTAGCAATGAAGAGATTGAACGAATGGCAAGAGAATCAATTGTTCGTTTGCAGGAAGTAGTTAAGGAATACTGGGAGTCGAAATGAGAACAAAATTCAGATTTAAGGTAGGCGATAAGGTATGGGTGAGGGACCACGTACATCCATCAAAGAATAAAGGGTTGGCAAGGAGTATGGGTGGATTCTCTATCGTACAGGCTACGGTCCGTGAACGTCACCAGCATATTGATAGACACCCATTCTATCCCAATGGAGAAGGGTACGCTCTAGATGGTGAATTGTGGTGGGACTGCTATCCCGGATGCCGAGTGTTCGCAACGAGGGAAGATGCTGTAGCGGCGAGAATGGGTGCCATTCGATGAGCAATGCTATTCCACCTCGTCTTTGTGAGCGCGTTTGCGATGCGGGCAGGACGGAAATGGAAGCAGAGGATATTCTTAACGAAAAAGCTCCGTAAATCCCCTATCTTTAGATATGGGGATATAAGGCGTTCCTTTGCGCTTGACTTTTACACTGTGTGGTGTTAAGATTAAACCATGTTGAATGCGACCAAAGTCCGTCTCTATCCTACGCCTGAGCAAGAACACTTTCTTGCATGTCAGTTTGGATGTGCGCGGTGGGCGTGGAATTGGGCTTTGGAAAACACACAAAATACGTACAGGGAAACCGGAAAAGGTCTGACATTTTTTCAAATGATTCCTCTTTTGCCACCGCTAAAAAAAGAACACGAATGGCTTCATGACGCTTATTCTCAAGTTCTCCAAGCATCATTACGCAATCTTGCGGCATCGTTTCAAAACTTCTTTGAGAAGCGGGCGCGGTATCCAAGGTTTAAGTCAAAGCACGGCAAGCAGTCGATTCAGTATCCGCAGAATGTGAAAATTGTAGGAAGTAAGATACATTTTCCCAAGGTAGGAGATGTTGAGGCCGTGATTCACCGTGAGATTGTTGGACAAATCAAGACGGTTACGGTGAGCAAGAACCCCTGCGGTCACTACTACGCTTCAATCCTAACTGATGACGATATTCCTATGCCTCCGATTTCAACGAATGGAAAGGCTATCGGAATTGATGTAGGGTTGACACATTTAGCCATTACTAGCGACGGATCGAAGTTTAACAATCCTCGTTTCATTGCCAAGTCAGAAAAGAATCTCAAGCGTAAACAGCAGTCTTTAAGTCGTAAGAAGAAAGGTTCCAAGTCGCGTAATAATGCACGTTTGCTAGTTGCGCGAGTCCATGAACGTATCACAAATCAGCGTCGTGATTATCTTCACAAAGTCTCTCGTAGGATCGTAGACGAGAACCAAGTCATTGTTACGGAAGACTTAAACGTGAAGGGAATGACGGCCAACCATAACTTAGCAAAAGCAGTATCAGATATAGGTTGGGGAACACTAACAGCATTTATCAAGTACAAAGCAGAGCGCGACGGAAAGGCATTCATCAAGGTAAGTCGATGGTTCCCGTCAAGCAAAGTATGTTCAGAGTGCGGCTACCAAATAGGCGAGATGCCATTGGATGTACGCTCTTGGACCTGCCCATTATGCAATACACATCATGACCGCGATATAAACGCGGCAAGGAATATCCGGGACGAAGGTCTACGGATTTTGGCGTCAGGGATTGGCGCTACTGCCGGTGGAGGCAACATAAGACGAAAGTTGGGACGCAAGTCTTCAACTAACGAAGATGCCGTTGAATCCGGAAGCCCCCGTCTTTAGACGTGGGGTAATTCACATATACGGCAGACTTGGCAAATCAGTACGGAGAATCGTTCATGCTATCTCACCCGTATACGCCTGGATGTGGAACACGTTTTCAGTGGTATTGGGGGATGAATGTTCTCTGCCCGAATTGTGGACGCTTATATGAATCTAAATTTGAATACCTAAAATCTGGAAAGTACGATCCTAAGTAAATTTTTTTGTAGACGCGCAGGAAAATATGTTGTAGGCTGTTCTGAGGGATGAATATAGAACTAAACGCCAGTTGGGAGGCTGGTGTACCGAGAAGAACGGAAGTTTCGTGGGGTATATCGACATAAGTTCAGGAAATGGAACTTCTCGCGTAGAGAGCGACACGGTACGCTGGCAGTGCCCTCCTTTTGAGAGACCTCCCTCTGAGCGCGTCGGGTGGGTTGAGGAAATGATTGCCGAGGGTGAGGGTTTTCTTTCCGCCCAAAAATGCTATCAGGAACTAGGAAAAAACCTTCGCGTCTTTGATGCGGCGTTTAGGGACAAGTCCCGTAGCTCACTGATAACGAACGAATTAAAGTACGATATACGAAAGTTTTGCGAGACCCTTTCTGAAGTAAGAGAGATTGCTGGTTACGCTTCTGATTCCCCCGCATACAAAAAAATAGCTGAGATGCTTACGAAGGTCTCAAAGTGCGTTTATTTCGAGTCTGATTTTCCTTTCCAAATCCTAAAAGTTCTGCAATACGCAGCGGTCATGGGTATCGGATACCTGTGGCCTAAAGTCAGTGCGGATGAATATGGATACGGAGAGAGGAAGATGCGCTTCGAGGCTTTGGGACTTTTGGATGTAGTACCAGTCCAGATTCCGAAGTCGAACGACGTGCAGGATGCTTATGCGGTCACGATCTACGATTATATGCCTATCGCGGAAGCGTTTGGTAGATTTCCTCTATTCCAAACCAAACTACAAACGGTAGGGCGCAGGAACTACGCAAACCAAGTTCAGGCAAGGCGTCAGGACTTTGCAGAGCATTATCGTTATGGTGACAATGGCAGGAGTTTTGGTGACCTGTATACGGAAATACGTTATACATTCATTCGAGATTTGAGGATCAATAATACAGGTTTTGAGCTTCCTATGGGGGACATAGGAACATCATGGTTTTACAAGGTTCCTACGGTAGGACAACAGATATTGGGTGGAGTAGAAAACGGTAAACCAGCAAAGCGCACAGCGATACCCGAAGATTGTAGAGTGTATCCTAACCTTCGCCTAATCATTACATCTAGCGGATTAGACGAACCGATGTATGACGGTCCTGCGTTCGATTGGGACAGCAAAATGCCAATTATTCAATATACGGTTGATGATTGGGCGTGGGAGCCGATGGGACGTTCCTTGGTAGGGGACGTGGCAACAATTGAGACCACGGTTCGTAAGCACGAAAGGAAAATGGATGCCGTCATTACCGTCAGATTGAACCCCCCTATGGGCTACAACGCCGACGAAAACGGTGGACAAAAGATTGAGCACATGGATTTGTTTGAGGAAGACGTAAGGATGGGACTGTTTGGTGGTAAGCCAAAGGAAACATTCCAATCCGTTCTTCCAGATGAGGTAAATGTAACGGAAACGAATTTCAAGTTCTTAGAATATCTCGGCAAGAAGAGAGAGAAGCAATTAGGTCTGCAAGACCTTGGCAACATGGCAAACTTGAAGTTGAATGTTGCCAGCGCAGATGCAATGGATAAAGCAATTGAGTCTATTGGTCCTATCGCCAAAGGGATCGCGGCACGAGTAGAGAAGGCCAATAAGGCAGTAGGAAATAGAGTTAAATTCCTGATTCTACAATGGTTTGACACTAACAGGATTATGTCCTACGTTGGTCCCGACAATGTTGCGCCAGAGGTATTTGACTACAATCCAAACGATCTCGTTCCTAGCCACATGCCAGATGAAATGATAAACGGGAATTTCCCTAATTCGTCATCGGTGTATGACAAGTTGACTAGGGCACGGTGGTTTGCGAAACAGATTAGGCTTCTTCCTGTGGCTGGGACGTTGCTGAAGTTGACGCAGCAAGCCGAACAATTGAAATTCTTGACGCTGAAGAGAACACCAGATTGCCCAGTAAGCTGGGGAACGGTGTTTAAGAAGTTGGACATACCCGATCCTGAAGGAGAGATGGAGAAGTATTTCAAGGAGCAAGTACAGTTGACGAAGATGAAGATTATCGCGGCAGCACTTGCGCAGGAAGAGATGAAGAAGATGGGAATGCAGCCACCACAAGACGGTAAGGGGCCAGGACAGAAGAGCGGAGCGCATCCTGGAGGTAGGCCGGGGGGCGAAGGAAAAAATCCAAAATCTCCACGGTTGGCACAAAAGGGTGGAGCGGGTGGAGAACCAAGGCCGGT